GCTAACAAGTGGGGCTTTGATAAGGCTACACTAGATGACCGCATGGTATGGGTAGAAGAACGCAGTGATCTGATTCGTTCCTTTGCTGCTGACCCGGTTAACAACCAAGGGTGGCTGGAAGCTGGCGACCCACTTCAGTTCCTAGCGTGGTGCTTTGAGTACGACGAGTATTGTAATAGCCCTACTACTTTCCTAAGCCATCTACCAATTAGCATGGATGGTAGCTGCAACGGGTTGCAGAACCTTAGTGCAATGTTCCGGGACGCTGTTGGAGGCGCAGCTACTAACCTTACGAACAACTTAGTAATGCGGGACATTTACTCTGACGTTGCCAAGGCCGCAGAGAAACGCCTAGCTGCTATGGTACTTGAGGGCGAGGAAGCCGAGATGCGGGACAAGTGGTTAGCCCACGGCATTAGCCGTAAGGCTGTGAAACGTAGCGTTATGACTACCCCCTATGGTGTGACAGAGCGTAGCGCCACAGAGTACGTCATTGATGACTACCTCCGCGAGAACCTCGGCCCAACCTTTGACTCTAAGGAATACCGCAGAGCGGCAGCATTGCTCATGAAGGCAGTGTGGCCTGCTATTGGTGACGTTGTGGTTAAGGGCCGCGAAGCAATGGACTGGCTTAAGAAAGCAGCGCGTATCATAATGAAGACTGGTCAGTACGAGACTATCTCTTGGGTTACACCAAGCGGGTTCCCTGCTTGCCAAGATTACTTTGAGGCTGAAGTACACCGCATCCGTACATGGTTGCATGGCCCACTCAAGATTCGTGTTATGTCGGAGACTGACAAGCCTGACTCAGCTAAGCACGCTAGTGGAATGGCACCAAACTTTGTACATAGTCTAGATGCAGCGCACTTGCACCTTACCTCTGCGGACTGTGCCAAGCAAGGTATAACCTCACTGGCTATGATTCATGATGACTATGGTACACATGCTGCTGATGCACAGAAGCTATATGACTCTATTCGTAAGCAATTCGTGGCTATGTATATAGCCTGTGACCCACCTGCTGATCTCGTAGCTAAGTATCCATGCTTACCACCGCCACCAACCAAAGGTGAACTTGACATTATGGAAGTTCTAGAATCAGACTTCTTCTTTAGTTAACAATTGGAACCTATACTATGCCCACCCAACCAAACCAGATTATCACTAGGCTGGCTTCTGACGTATATCGTCAGCTTGAACGTAAGTTCTCTAAGCCCATTGTAACCACTGCCACTACACCTATCGAGGTTGCTTATCAACTAGGCGTACAAGCCGTACTACAGGAACTCCGCAATGGATTTACTATCGACAGTTAACTGGCGTTGGGCCACATACGCTGACGAGGAACTTATTTTTAAGGCCCTTCTTAACCTTGACCGATACTCAGACAAATATGACTGGGCAGTAGGCAAAGACTTCGTTAAGGCTTGTAACAGTGTTGCTGCGGAAGTCAATCGTGGGAACGTAGCTATTGTAGATGGGTACCTTGTGTGTGTAGAGACTATCACACCGTGGTACAGCCATGCTACGGTGCTACAAGAGTGGCTAGTCCTTAAGCTAGAGGATGGTGGCAACCTAGCCTCAATTCCAATTGCACTACAAGAGATTGCTGTAGGTCGTGGTGCTAGCTTAATCATGTCAGCAGATAGTTCCCCTGTTAATCTTGTAGCAGGCGCTTATAAAGAGGCAGCGTTTAAGCCACTTACAACTTCATTCTACAAGGTAGTCTAATATGGGATTCATTCGACAATCGGTAGCTAAGCTGACTGGCGCTGACGTACAAGCAGATATTGCTACACGACAAGCAGACGAGCAAGCTGCTGCTGTTCAAAGGGCCGCTGAGCAATCAGCCAAGGCTACTCAGGAAATGGCAGCACAAGCTGCTAAGACTCAAGAGGCAGCAGCAGCACGAGCAGCGGCTCAGGCAGCAGTAGCAGACAGTGCAGCTAAACCAGTTGAAACACCAGACGTTACGCTTAATGCCTCGGCTAGCACACCCGGTGCAGCACGCAAGAAACGTCAGTCCTTTGGCATCGGTGTTACTAACACTGGGGTAAACATCTAGTGTACTCCAACGCCGCTGATGTATGGTCACACCTACACGGTCAGCGATCTGGCATCCTTCGCAAGATTGAACGCTACGCTGCCCTGACTATCCCTAAGGTTTGCTACCCAGAGGGATACAACGACAATAGTTATGATGACTCCCATGACTATCAAAGCATTGGTGCCCAAGGTACTAACCACCTGAGCAACAAGCTGATGCTTGCTATGTTTGCCCCTAGTCGCCCGTTTGCTAAACTCCTGCCCGGAGCCAAGGCTAAGGCACAGGCACAGCAAATGAAGCTTACCCCCATCCAGTTGCAAGACATTCTGGCTAATGGTGAGCGAGAGGCTATCAAAGAACTTGATCGCCGTGGGCAACGCCCTAAACTCTTCCAGCTTATGCGACACTTGATCGTAGCTGGTAATGCTTTGCTAGTGCTGAGCAAAGACGGTATGCGGGTGATGAGTATTAAGAAGTACGTCGTAAGGCGTAACCTTGAAGGCCAAGTCCTACACATATGCGTCAAGGAAGACGTGCGTTTCGATGAGATTGACGTAAAGATCAAGAAGCTCTTAGGTACCCGCTTTCATGACGATACCACTGTTAGCTTCTACAAGTGGATTAAAAAGGAAGACAACGGCTCCTACAGCATGACCCAATGGGTCAACGAGATTCTATTACCCCAAGAGTATAACGGACGCTGGCCTGCTGATCGTTGCCCCTACCAAGCAATCACTTGGGACTTAGCCGACGAACACGACTATGGTACAGGGCTGGTTGAAGAGTACGCCGGGGACTTTGAAGCCCTTAGCGCACTGAGCGAGTCTGTAGTAGACGGTGCTGTGCAAGGTACTGAGTACCGCTGGATGGTTAACCCAACAGGCATGACCAGTATCGAGGAACTAAATGCTAGCCAGAACGGTGACGCCCTTGCCGGGGTACCAGAAGATGTGCGTCCTACCCAAGGTGGTAATCCTCAGGCTATTGAGACAGCTAATGCTGTGCTAGACAAGTATGAGAAGCGTATTAGCCGAGGATTCTTAATGGGTTCCTCCATCATTCGTGATGCTGAGCGAGTTACCCAAGAAGAAGTACGCCTTACTGCACAGGAGCTAGAGACAAGCTATGGCGGTGTCTACTCTACCCTAGCCGCTAGCGTACAGAAACCCGTAGCACGTTGGCTATTTGATGCTGTTGATCTGAACCTAGCTGGCGCTGATCTAGACGTTACTATCGTAACCGGACTAGATGCCCTTAGTCGTAACGGTGACCTAGAGAACTTCCGAGCAGCGATGGGCGACATGGCAGCAATGGCTCAAGTACCACCCGGCTTAGTGCCACGCATTAAGTATGAAGACGTTGGACGCTTCATTGGACAAGGCCGTAACATCGACCTTAGTCAGTTCTTCCTGACTGATGCAGAAGCACAGGCACAGCAAGAGCAAGCAATGCAGGCTCAAGTAGCACAAGAAGTAGCAACCACGGCAGGCAATGCCGCTGTAACACCACAAGGATAACATGGCAGAAGAACAAGTAATCGAACCAAACATTACCCTTAACATCGGTGATGCCCCAGCAGCCCCGGCAAGTAACATTGCTGGCACACCTCCTGAGGTACCACAAGTACCCGTAGTGGAAGAGGCCGTAGCTTACGAACCCACAGGTGACGTAGGCTTGGACATGGCCCTTGACTTCATTGGCAAGGCTGGTATCTCCGTAGAACACCCTGCTATGAAGGCAGCACAGGCAGGGGACTTCGCCCTGCTTAAAGCTACCTTAGCACAGAAGGGCGTACAGGGCTGGGAACAGTTCGTTGCCCTAGGTGAGGCAGCCTACACTAAGGTAACTGCTGAGCAAGCTGCTAAAGAGAAAGCTAGCCGTGAGGCTATCATCAAAGAAGCAGGCGGTGAGGCGGAGTGGCAGGCTATCCAGAAATGGGCTGGAGCTAACGCCACTCCAGAAGAGAAAGCCCAGATCAATAAGATGCTGGGTGAGGGTGGCGTTGCTGCTAAGAGCGCCATCAAGTACCTAGTCGATGTTTACAACAAGGCAAACAACGTGGTCAAAGAACCCCTGAATCCTCTGGCTAACGCTGGAGCTAATGCACCTTCATCTAATGGCCCACTATCCTCTAGTGAGTATG